TCTAATAATGGAACACCCGAATGGACCGATGTAATTGACGGTGGAACGTATATATAAATATGTCTGTAATCAAGTTAAAAAGATCAGAAACTGCTTCATCTGTACCCACTACTTCCGACTTAGCAGTTGGAGAAGTAGCACTTAATACGGTAGATCAGAAAATATATGTAAGAGATAGTTCTAATAACATTATCACAGTTGCTAATTTCTCAACAGGTGGTGGTTCATCTCTTGCACTAAATGATCTTTCTGATGTTTCTACCGCAAGCGCAAGTACAGGACAAGTTCTTACAGTTCAATCAGATGCATCTTTTGCCTTTGAAACACCATCAGCTGCAGCAGACGATTCGTTTATAAATGCAATCATATTCGGTTAAAAAATAGATGGCAAACACATTACTTTTAAAAACGTATGATGGTGGAACAAATTATTCAACAGCTAATTCTGATGCTTCTGTTTATACTGTTCCTTCTGCCAAAACAACTATTATAATCGGATTTATGATTTCAAACATCACAACAAACACAATTGTTGTTGGTGTAAAGATTACGGATAATGATGCTTCACAGACAGTAAATTTTATGAAAAATATTTCAATACCTTCTGGATCTTCATTAGAAATCATGGGTGGAAACAAGATGATATTGAACACTGCTGATGTTTTAAAAGTCACATCTGATACTGCTAATTCATTTGATGTAACAATTAGTATTGTGGAGCAAGATACATGAGTCGAGCACTAGATGTTGCAAATGATCTTTCTACTCTTGGTCCGAAATATGATGCAGGAAATTTTGATGCCATCTCAGTAACAAATTCTGTTGTAGATGCAGGACAACTTCTTGGAATTGATCTTTCTGGTCTTGCAAATGCTGGCGATTATATTTCAGTCAATGTAACAAACGCACAAGATGATGAAGTTCTAGTTTTCTCTAGTGGTACATTGATTAATCAGGCATTATCATCTATTGACCATGACGCATTGACAAACTTTGTTGCAAACGAACATATTGACTGGACAAGTGCATCAGCAAATTTCTCGACAACTGGAACATTTAATACTCATACAATACCATCTGGAACAGGAACACTTGCTTTAGTTGGAGATATTCCAACAAACAATAATCAGTTGACAAATGGTGCTGGATATATTACTTCAGCATCTCTTAGTGGTTATCTAACAGCTGAATCTGATACGCTAGATAGTGTAACAGGTAGAGGAAATTTAACAACAAATGGAATTTCTGTTGGAACACTTAACACTCATACAATTCCATCAGGAACAGGAACACTTGCTTTGGAAGCAGATACAATACTCACAGCAATCATTTATTCGGCAGCACTAGGATAATTCATGGCAACATTTGTAAGATATTCTGAAACAGCAGGAACATCACTTACTGCTGTAAATGGTTCTGGTCCGACAAATGCTTCGATTGTTGTTGGATTGATTGCCTCAAATACAGGTAGTGCTTCTGATACAATAGATATTACTATTGGAACATCATCTGATTATTCAGGTGCCACATTTGATTATGTGATCAAAGGTGCACCGATTCCTGTTGGTAGTACACTCAGCGTTTTAGATGGAAAATTAGTAATTAATTCATCAGATATTATCAAGGCAAAAAGTACAAATGGCACAGTTGATGTTACTGCTTCTATCTTGGAGTTATAAAAGATGAGCGGATATGTAGGCAGCAAACGATCCAGCAGTTTAGTAAGTGCCACTGAAATTACTCTGGACGGAGCAAAGCTAAAATCTTCTGGAGATTCGATCACAAAGAGTGATGGGACTACGGTGGTTTTGAGTGAGAGTGCTGGAGTCGTTACGTTGAATAATGGCACGATTGGCAGTGGTGTGACATTTCCTGCTGGAAATATTTTGCAGGTTGTTCAAACTCAAGATCATAAAGCATTTTCTTATACAAATACTTCTTCCAATTGGTATTGGGGTACTAGTTTAACTAGAGCAGATGATAGTCATGGAGGTGTAGCATCATACTTAAACTGTACCTTAACTACCAAAGGTACAAACAGTAACTTTCTTGTTTGTGCTAATTTGCAGAATGCTGGTGCTAGTGTGGCGGGCTATACTTGGGGTATGAATACTTATTGGTCCGTTGATTCTTATGCTAATCCTTTGATAGTTGGTGTCCCAAGTACTCATGGTATATATAGCAATGGGCAAGGATTGCAGAGTGGATTTTGGCAAGATACTGCTTCAGATGGTACTTGGTATCCTCACTACACTCAAGTCCTAAAATCATCAAATACTATCGCAAAAGGAATACCCATAACTTTTAAAATTGTTATTTCATCTTATTATACATCTGTGGGAAATATACTTTATTATAATAGACAAAATACTACTAATAATGGAAATTACAGATTAGTTCCAGTTTCAACTCATACAATTTATGAGATAGCATCATGAATGATATTACAATCGCTATAAAAGAATTAAGACCCAACTCATCATTTGGTGTAAGAGGTTCTGATATTATTTGGAATGACCCAAATAATGAACTACCAACCGAATCCGAAATCCAAGCAAAAGTTGCAGAACTAGCTGCTGCAGAACCACTACGCTTACTCCGAGAACAACGCAACCAACTCCTCCAGCAATCCGATTGGATGGCAGTATCCGATAGAGTAATGACTCAAGCACAAATCGACTACCGACAAGCACTACGGGATCTACCAGAGACAGCAGACCCACAACTAGACGAACAAGGCAATCTAACCAACGTAACGTGGCCTGCTTATGAGTAATGCACGGAATATAGCGGATGCAGGTTATAAACTAATTGCGTTTGGAAAATTTAATGGTGCGTCAGATTACGATCCTGCAACACTTGGGTTATCAGATGAAAGCACCTTTGGTGTCAGTTCGATCTTTGATGGTGGGACGGGTGTTTATACTGTTACGTTTGATCAAACGCTAGATCATGATGATTACTGTGTAGTTTTAGGTGGAACAAGGGGTGGTGCAACCGCTGAGGTTTCTCAACAATTAGATCCATCCAATTATACAACAACCAACTTTAAATTTGGCAATACAATTGCGTCCAGTGGCGCAGTTGTAGATGGGACTATAATGACGTTTGCTGTTTTTTATAAGGATTAAAATGAAACTAGCAATTTTCCCCAATGAAACAACCATCTCTGTTCTAGTACCTGCCCCAAACTGTGGGCTAACACTGGAACAAATCTGTGCTAAAGATGTCCCAACAGGCGTCAAGTACAAAATTATCGACAGTTCTGAACTCCCAGCAGACCGAGAATTTCGGAATGCGTGGGACTATGATTTCACCAATTCATACGATGGAATAGGAGCATGATTACGATCAATCTGACAAAAGCAAAAGAGATTAAAAAAGAATCTCTACGACAGGAACGAAAGCCCTTACTAGAGGCTCAAGACGTAGCGTACATGAGAGCGCAAGAAGCTGGTGAAGACACCACTGCCATCGTTGCGGAAAAGGTTCGCTTACGGAACATCACCATGCTCTGTGATACCGCAGAAACCGTGGAAGATTTAAAAGCTATTGACATCAACGCATCATGACTACTGCTGTTGAAGTTGCCGAAAAGGGGCATCAGCTTGCTGCGTGGGTGAATTTTAACGGAACATTTGCAGATACATCAGGACAGAGCGGAACTTATGCTTGTTCTGGTAGCACCATTACGATCACAGATACTACACACGGTTTGTCTGTTGGCGATTCCATTCATGCAGCATTCACGAGGAGTGCAGGAGATACGACAACGATTACAGATGATTTCTTTGTTGTACTAACAGTTCCTTCTGCTGATACCTTTACGATTCAAACAGTCGTTGCTACAACAGACCAATCTGGGTCAGTAGTTTACGACAGTGATGCCGCAACCGCAACCGCAGGATCAGGGCCAATACGAGGAAGTTACAATGTTTCATCAATAATTGATGGAGCAGCAAACGGGCATTTTATAATATGTTTTGAGACTCCAATGGAAGATATTAATTACAGTTTTCATGGCTCTGCATACAATGCCACTAATGCTAATGTGTATCATTTAACAGGTTTTAATGGCGATCCTACTGCAACTCAGTTTTATGTGTACATTTATGATTTTAGTGGGGTAGCAGTCAATGTTAAATATAACTATGCAGCTTTTTACAGATGATTCCAACGGACACTAAATGAGTTACATCGGCAATCAACCCGTCTTAAACACAAGTGAATTCCGAGAGGAGTTTTCGGTAACCAGTACACAGACGGTTTTCAATACCTCTGGATTCGTTACCAACACAAACTCTGAGTTTCTAGAACTTTATAGGAATGGTGTTCTTCTTAGCAAGGATGATTATTCTCTGGATTCTGATGCAGCAACCATCACGCTAAACAATGCGGCAGTTAGTGGAGACATCGTAGTTGTCACAGGTCGCAGAGACATTACGAAGAGACAGACAGAACTGGGTGAGTACATTGAAGAATTTAATATTTCTAATACTACAACATCTTCAGTTACATTTAGCTATCCACTAAGCAATATAAATACTTTTGTATTCCTAAATGGAGTTAAACTAGCAGCATCTGATATTACAATAAACTCTGCAACAAGAGTGATAAGTTTTACTGGTGGAAATCTTGCGAATGGAGATGTGGTCACCGTAGTCAGTCGGAGTGCAGTTTTGGTGTCACATGATCGGGTATCGCACTATAGCACAGTTTCAGACGATGTAACGGTTCCAACGGGACAGAATGTAGCTTTCTTTGGGGACACAGAATTGGCAGGAACAAACATCATTTACGGTAGTCTAGTAGTGGCAGGAGGTGCTGCTAATTTTAGCGGTACAACGAACATTCACGGAACCTTCAACGCAGTAGGATAAGATGGCAGGAGAGATCAAATTAAATAGTGTAAACTTTGCTAGCGAGTCAGGCGGAACGATTACGGTTAATAATGGGACACTTAGCAGTGGGGTGCAGTTCCCTGCTGGGACTATTATTAATGTTAGCTATGGATTAAATGACACAGCATCTGCAGCACTATCTGGCACACAAACATCATTATCATTGGGCATTACAACAAAAGTCGCTAATTCTAATTTTTTAATTATTGCGTCTGGCAATGCTAGTTTAGGTAGTGCATCGTCTGGAAGACTTTTTTTGACCAAGACCATCAGTGCAACTGAAACAGAAGTTGGTGATTTTGGAAATCTTTATTTTAATAATGCAAATGCAATCCAAGGGTTTACTGGTATGTGGACATTAAGCCCATCACTCACAACAGATGCTGCACTTACGTTAAAAGTTAAAGTGGCTGTTGGCAGTGGAAGTTTTCGTTATAACGTTGACTATAATAACAGTAGTAACAACGCCCAGACATCCATAACCGTTTTTGAGTATATGTAAAATGAATATTCGATTAGTGGCAGTTAAAAAACTAATGGGTGATGAAGATTTTTATTATAGAAAAGATGGGACAATTCTGCCCGTGAATTCTGTTGCCGTTCCATCCGAACCCGAAATCCAAGCAAAAATCGCAGAACTTGAAGCAGCAGAACCAATGAGATTGTTAAGAGTCGAAAGAGATAGACTTATTGCTCTTACAGATTGGCGTTTTCGCAGTGATCTAACCCCATCCCAAGCATGGATTGACTATTGCCGAGCCCTTAGAGATCTTCCTGCAAACTCAACTCCTGCATTGGATCAAAACGGAAATCTAACAGGCGTTAACTGGCCTACACCACCGGAAAACTAATGAGCGGAACACTGAAAGTTGGTGGCAAAACACTAGCCACGCATGTTACTACACCAGCAGGAAATGAAATCAGCTTTCACCCCGATGTGATGGCAACCACTGCTCAAGTCCAAGGCGTTCACACAACCAGCACTGTTTCAATTGGTTCTGCGTCATTGACAATCAATAGTTTTGTTTCTGGAAGCTCTGTAAGTAATGGTGATTATGTCGTTGGCGAAGGAATTACACCAGGCACTACAGTTTCGTCCGGTGGTGGCACAACAAGCATAACTTTATCTGCAAATGCTGGTGCAACACTAAGTAGTGATTCTGTTTCTTTTTACAATTCAACAAAAGCATTAAGTGCTGGGACAGTAGCAGGAGGGTTGTGTCGAGCTTGGGTGAATTTTGATGGAGTGAACCAGACAATCCGTGCTGCTTATAATATCTCTAGTATTTCATACTCATCAGGCGATTATACTGTGAACTTTGCGACTCCGATGCCTGATGAGAATTATTCTGTAGTTTGCTCTGGTAGCATAGAATCCAGTAATGTCAGAAGAGGCTCATCTGTTGGGCCAAGGGGAAGTGCTTCGTTTGATAATGCCGCAAACTCTTATTCAACTGGCAGCATAAGGATTTTAAGTGCAATTTATGGGACATCCTCACTGGACCCAACACTGCTTAATTTGGATGTTGTGAACGTAACGATCTTTCGCTAACTCCAACTAGGACGAGTAACGCTATGCCCGAACCATTTACACTTTCAATATGATGTATAAAATATCTCCAATTCAACAATTCCTTTCTTATAAATAATAGTATATAATTCTTCTTCAAGTAATACTATATGGCCAATCGTCTCCAACATCTCAGAGGTTCAGAAGCAGAACATAGCACTTTCACAGGTGCAAAGGGTGAAATCTCTCTTGTTACGGATACTTCTGCCAATAGAATACCAACAGGTGAAGTCAGAATACATGATGGAACAACTGCTGGTGGATTACATGTTACTGGAGCAGCAAGAGCATGGGTGAATTTTAATGGAACAGGAACAGTTGCGATCCGTGCGGCTTACAATGTGTCAAGTATTACCGAAAACGGGGGATCAGCTGGTAACTATACTGTGAACTTTGCGACTGCGATGCCGGATTCTAATTATGTTGCAGTAGGTAATCATAATGTTCCAAGTGCTGGTGCAGCTTCTGTTGTATTTGGTTATGATTATCCAGCATACTATTCGACAACACAACTACAACTAACTTGTTTTTATGGAACAGTTGGTTACCGAGTGGATTCAAGTCGAGTTACTGTTGCAGTCTTCCGCTAACCCCAAAGGATTTTAATGCCATACTTAGGTGCATCACCAAGAAACATAAACACAAGATCGGTAATTGACCATCAAGAATATCTGGGTTCTCAGGCAGATACCTCCACGAATTCTGGTTATTATACGTTCTATGTGAATTACACACCAGGAAATGTTTCTGTTGTGATTCGTGGTGTTCATATGGCAAGTTCTGATTATACTGCCACAAATGGAACAGATGTCAGAATATCAACTTCCACGATTACTCTTGCAAATGATGATGTAATTGAGATTATTGGCTATGGAATTCCAAGCAGTCAGATACTAGAAAGAAGTGATGTAAACATTACTGGTGGACAGGCAATCAATCTGACACAAGTTGGATCAAGTTCTTACAAGGTTGGAAATACAGAAGTTATTGATAGCTCAGGAAACCTGATTAGTGGAACACTAGGTGCAAATGTCAGTTTTGCGAACATTGCCGATGATGCTATCTCAGGAGACAAGATTCATAGTGGAACAATTAGTAGTAGTACTCTTGATGAAATCAAACTTAAATCATCCGGAAATTCGATCACAAAGAGTGATGGGTCTACTGCAGTATTGAGTGAATCTGGTGGTGTGGTGACATTGAATAATGGTACGATTGGCAGTGGTGTGGTGTTTCCTGCTGGTGTTGTGATTGGTATAGCCTTTTTGGCAGATGTAAATGATGGGTATGCAGGTGGTAGTAGTACCTCATATACATTGAGACAATTAAATACTGTAAAATATCAAATTAACTGTCCAATAACGATTACATCAAATGAAATAACATTTGATGAGTCTGGGTCATATGTTTTACAAGCAATTGCTCCAGCATTAAAATCAGATAGACACATTGTTAGACTTAGCGATGATTCAGGTTCTAGTTTTATAAGTTCAGGTAGTGCTGCACACACTGGTTCTTCTGAAAATAGCACCACCTCCTCTTTTTTATTTACGAAATTAGTAGTAGGAGCAGCAGAAATAACTGGAGGGGCTAATGAACGAAGTTTTGGGTTTTTTACAATCGTTGATGCTGCTAAAGCGACAGATGGATTAGGTAATGGAAACAATGACGTAACGGATGAAGAGGTTTTGCAAGTTCAAATTTTTAGAGTAAGAGAATGAGACATCCAGACGGATTATATTACTATCAATTAGAAAATCATCAGGTTTCTTCTCAGATACCGATAATTAAACACAGTGGCAAAGAGATTCTACCAACAGAACCAGAATTTGCAGATAGGTGGGCTGCCGAACCACTACGCCAATTACGCCAACAACGCAACCAACTCCTAGCACAATCAGATTGGATGGCACTATCCGACAGAACAATGACTCAAGCACAAATCGACTATAGACAAGCACTTAGAGATTTACCAGCAACCGCAGAACCACAACTAGATAAAGACGGAAATCTAACAAACGTAACATGGCCAGAAAGACCTGAATAAACTATGCCATTCATAGGAAATCAACCAACCGCAGAAACTATTTCTGATCGTAGAACCTACATAGGTGATGGAACAAGAACAATCTTTGGTGTTCAATATGCATCTAATTTTGTTTCAGTCTTTCAGAATGGCGTAAAACTGGTTGAAACAACAGACTATACACTTGATGCTTCTGGAACCTTCATCACACTGATTACTGCACCATCACTAAATGATCAGCTGGATTTGATTGGAACCAATGAAATCACTGATCTTGCAAGATCCAGTCTGATTCGTGAATCATTCACATCTACTGCTTCTCAAACACAATTCAATCTAAACACAAACATTTCAGCATCAGACAGAATTACTGTTTATCTAAATGGTATTCGATTAATTGAAGTTGACTACACACTAGATTACACAAACAATCGTGTTACCTTTGCTTCCGGAAGAACACTTGATGATACTGTGGCAGTTGAAATCGTTGCTCCTGGATTTAGAAGTGGAATTCATCCTGCAACAGGAGAAAAAGCAGTGCATCAAGGAGTTGCCAATCCTAGCACTTTAAATAATGATATTACTATTGAT